TCTAGATCAGTTACTTTTCAAGGAACAGGTGCTTTAACAATAGGAACTGAATAATAATTTATGTCGATATTAGACAGAGCGAAAACTCATTTTGAAAATATCGGTGTACAATCTATTGAAGTACCAGAATGGAAAGACGAAGATGGCAAAGCTACTGTCATTTATTGGAATCCTATAAATCTTTTTGAAAAGAATAAACTGTTTAAAAAATCTGATAATCTTTCTGATGTTAGTATTTTAGCTGACATTGTTGTTATGAAAGCATTAGATCAAGATGGTAAGAAACTTTTCAAACTAGATGATAAGATGGATTTGATGACTAAAGTAGATTCAGATGTCTTGTCTCGGATAGCAACTGCTATGGTTCAAGTTATTGCTCCAGAAGAAGTAAAAAAAAACTAAAATCTGATCCTCAATTAAAAAATTTACTTATTGTTGCTGATAGGTTAAAACTATCGATAACTGATGTTCTAAAAATGGAAGAATGGGAATATAATCATTGGTTAGGTTACCTTTTACTAGAATTAGAACAACACGAAGAACAAATGAATAGAAGTAGGCACAAGTAAATGGCACAAAATTTAATATTAAATATATTAGCAAAAGATAAAACTAGAGCCGCATTTAATGGTGTCAGAGCTGGATTAACTAATTTAAGAAGTGCTGTATTTTCTGTTCAAAGTGCAATAGCTGGTATTGGTGGTGCTTTAGTAATAAGAAATCTAGTTAACGTTGGTAGTCAAGTTGAACAGCTTGGTGTCAGATTTAATTTTTTATTTGGTAATGTTAAAGAGGGTCAAAAAGCATTTGATGGTTTAGTTGACTTTGCATCAAGAGTTCCTTTCTCACTTGAAGAAATTTCTGCGGCATCAGGTAATTTAGCAGTTGTAGCTAAAGATGCAGATGATTTACAAAGAGTTTTAAAAATTACTGGTAACGTTGCGGCAGTCACAGGATTAGATTTTCAAACAACAGCATCACAAATTCAAAGATCATTTTCAGGTGGTATTGGTGCGGCAGATCTTTTTAGAGAAAGAGGTGTAAGAGCTTTATTAGGTTTCCAAGCTGGAGCGGAAGTAACAGCAGAAGCTACGATAAAAAGATTTGAAGAATTATTTGGTCCTAATGGTAAGTTTGGAAAAGCAACACAAGTATTATCAACAACGTTTGAGGGTACTCTTTCAATGCTTTCAGATAAACTTTTCAAATTTAAATTAGAATCAAACAGAGCTGGTTTTTTTGATTTTGTTAAAACAGGATTATCAGAGTTTAATAAATTATTAGAAAAAAATGAAGAGGGTCTAAAAAAATTTTCAGAAAATTTATCAAACTCTTTAATAACAGCAACAAAGGCAATACTTATAGGAAGTGCCAGAATAATAGATTCACTTAAACCAGCATTTACATTTGTTGCTGGAGCTATAAAAAATTTATTTGATTTTTTAGGTGCATTGCCAGAGGGTATAAGAACTTTTGGAATAATAGGATTCCTTATGCTTGGTGGAAAAGGAAAACTTTTAGTAGTATTTTTAGCTGGAATATTAGATCAAGTAAGATTTGCAATAGGTAAATTGGTAGAGAATATAGCTGGTTTTTTAGAAAGTATTGCAAATGGTCTTGACAAAATTGGAATGTTTGAAAAACAAGTAGGTAGATTAAGAGGCACAATAGATACATTAAGAGGAAGCTCTGAAAGATTAAAAACACCATTTAAAGATTTAAAAAAAGAGATTGATACAAGTGCAGATGGTATGGGTAATCTAGAAAAATCATTCAGAAAATTTATAGATAATATTGATGTTCAAGCAGAGATAAATAAAGAAGCATTCGATGAAATGATGAAAGCTATAGAAGATGCGAACAATGCCGCAAGACAAAATAAAAATATATTTGAAGAAACAGGGAACACAATTAAAGATGGCATAACAAAACCTTTAGAAAAATTAACTGATGTATCTTTACAAATAACAAAGATTTTAGATAAAGGTATCAAAGGTTTTTCAAGAGGGATAGCTGAATCAATAGTATTAGGAAAAGAACTTAATAAAACTTTTAAAGATTTAGCAAGAACTTTAGTAGTTGAAGTATTAGCAACAATGATTGAGATTATTGCTAGAAAGTTAACTGAACTTGCGATAGAAAAAGCAATAACAAATCAAAAAGCCATACAAGCCGCTTTAAGTAAAATAGGTGGTTTCTTTGGTTTAGACTTTGGAATATTTGGTATAGGTAGTGGAAATATATTTAGAGATAAAGGTGGTGCAGTATCTAAAGGTAAACCATTCGTAGTTGGAGAAAGAGGACCTGAGCTTTTCATTCCAAATCAAACAGGACAGATAACACAAAGTGCTAGAGGTATGAGTGGATCACCTGTAAATGTAAATTTTAGTATTAATACTGTCGATGCAACAGGATTCGAAGAATTGTTAGTAAGATCGAGAGGAACAATAACAACGTTAATTAATAATGCAGTTAACGAAAGAGGTAGGGCGGCTCTAATCTAATGTCAGGTTCATTTCCAATATCAAGTTCAGCATTTTCTACGATGGGAATAAAAAGTATTCAAAATACTATTGTTTCTAAAACACAATCAGGAAAACATTTATCAAGACAAATAGATGGTCAAAGATTTGCTTTTACTGCAAAAATTATTACCGCTAAAAGATCAGATGTCTATGGAGAGCTTATGGCTTTTATAATTAAACAAAGATCACAAAAAGAACATTTTACAATTATACCGCCAGAGCTTGAAGATGCGAGAGGTGTAGAAACAGGAACATTAGCAGTTGTAGGTAGTCATACTGCTGGAGATACTACTATAGCAATAGATGGATTTGCTTCTGACACAGCAAACAGATTAAGGACAGGAGATTTCATTAAATTTAATGGGCATACAAAAATTTACATGGTAGTTGCAGATGTAACAAGTTCTTCTGGTGCGGCTACGGTTACAATAGAGCCACCTTTGATTTCTACATTAGCAGATGACGAAGCAGTTACTTATGATAACATCCCTTTTACTGTACATTTAACAAATGACATTCAAGAGTTTGGTGTTGTAGGTGCTTCAAATACAGGAGAACTTTTATATGAGTTTGAATTAGATGTTGAAGAAGCTATATAATGCAAAAATATCTTGTAAGACATTGGATAAATGTTGATGTTATTGCTGAAAAAGTAGTTGATGAAACAGAGATAAATTTAAAAACTAATGATTTAGGAAAGCATAAAATCCCTGATGGCAGTTTTAGTTTTGTTATGATAAAAGATAGTGAAAAAATAAATAGAACAACTTACGAGATTTATGACGAGAGCATTAACAACAGCAGTAAAGAACGAACTAGCGACAAATGAAATACGACCAATTCATCTTATCACTATCGGTTTCGCTACTCCTGTTAATATTACTGATAACTCATTTTCAATAACATCTTCTGTATCAGGTAGTTCAGTCAATTATGTTGCAAGTGATTTTATTTTAGGTGTATCTAATTTTACAGAAGAAACTGATGTTAATTTATCTCCTATAGATTTAACTTTATCAGGTGCAGATCAAACTTTTATTTCTACATGCTTAAATGAAAATGTAATAAATGATGATGTAAAAATATTCAGAGGTTTTTTACAGGATACAAATGTATTATTTGCAGATCCCTTTTTATTATATAATGGACAGATAGATAGCTTTACAATATCTGAATCTGATACCAGCTCAACTGTAAATTTAAGCATAGTTTCACATTGGGCAGACTTTGAAAAACAATCTGGTAGAAAAACAAATAACACTTCTCAACAAAGATTTTTTAGTACAGATGTCGGTATGGATTTTGCAAGTCAAACTGTGCAAGATATTAAATGGGGTAGAGCTTAATGGTACACAAAAAACTATTCAAACCCTTTAGAAAAATAATTAAAGCACCATTAAAAATTTTTACTAAATTTATTTCATGGTTAATACCTACACCTGATATCCCTGATTTTGGTGTGGGAGATTTTGATCAATTTGAGCAAGGTGTATTATTAAACAAACAAAGTAATGATGCGGCAATACCAGTTGTATATGGAGAAAGATTAATTGGTGGTGTCAGAATATTTTTACAGACTAGTGGTACTGATAATGAGTTTCTTTATATGGCTCTGGTTATGTGTGAGGGTGAAATAAACTCGATAGAAGAAATAAGGGTAGATGATAAAATTGTAACTTTTAGTGGAGCTTTAACAGATAATACTCAAAGAACAGTAGCAAGTTCAGATTCCAATTTTTATAAAGATGGAGTAAGCTACATAACTGTAGAGCCACATTTAGGTAGCGATAGCCAAAGTGCATCTAGCCTACTATCAACTTTATCCTCATGGGGTAGTAATCATAAACTATCTGGAATAGCATATTTAGCACTAAAATTTAAATGGAATCAAGATATTTTTGGTTCTATACCAAAAGTACAAGCTAGAGTTAAAGGAAAAAAAATAGTAACTTTAGATTCAAGTTTAAATGAATCTTCAGCTACTTACTCTACTAATCCAGCTTTTTGTATTTTAGATTATTTAAGAAATGAAAGATATGGTAAAGGAATACCAACTGCTGATATAGACTTACAAAGTTTTAGAGATGCTTCACAAGTTTGTATAACACAAGTTACACCTTTTTCTGGTGGAGCTGATATAAACTTATTTGATACTCATGCAGTATTAGACACATCAAAAAAAGTTATAGAAAACGTTAGACATTTGATAAGAGGATGTAGAGGTCTTTTACCTTATTCATCAGGTAAATATAAATTAGTAATTGAAACAACAGGATCAGCAAGTATTACTTTAACAGAAGATGATATTATAGGTGGATATAATTTATCTAGTCCAAGCAAAAATGAAAGATACAATCGTGTAATTGTTTCTTTTGTTGACAGCACAAGAAATTATCAAATAAACGAATGTCAGTTTCCGCCTGTAGATGATTCAAGTTTAGCTTCAGCAGATCAACACGCAACAATGAAAACAGCAGATGGTGGATTTCTTTTAGAGGGTAGATTTGATTTTCATACTTTGACCAGTAAATTTCAAGCTCAAGAGATGGCAGAAATTATTCTACGACGTTCTAGAGATGCCTTACAGCTTTCTATAAATGTTGGTTTTAATGGATATGATTTGGTTATTGGAGATATTGTGAATATTTCACATAGCTCGATTGGGTTTTCATCTAAACCTTTTCGTGTGATGTCGTTAACTTTTAATGAAGATTACACAATAGGATTAACTTTAGTAGAATATCAGGGATCACATTATACTTTCGCACAACAATCAGCACAAACAACAGCACCAACTACAAATTTACCAAATCCATTTGTTATACAGCCACCAGCTTCATTAACTCTTTCTGATGAAATGATAGAATATTCTGATGGTACAGTTATTACTAGATTAAATATTTTAGTAGGAGCTTCTCCAGATTCTTTTGTTTCTAATTACCAAGTTGAAGCAAAAAAAACATCAGAGTCAGATTTTAAAATTATTTCTACAGGATCACAATTAAATCATGAATTATTAAATGTAGTCGATGGTATCGAATATTCAGTTAGGGTAAAAGCAATTAATAGTTTTGGTGTATCGTCTAGTTTTATATCTGCAACTCGTACTATAATTGGTGCAACAGATACTCCATCAGACGTAGAAGATTTTAATATTTCATTAATAGGATCAAATCAAATGTCATTAAATTGGACTGCGGTCACGGATCTCGACATCGAATTCTATGAGATAAGATATTCTATAGGATCAGGTACTACAGCTTGGTTTAATACTTCTCCATTAGTTCAAGTACCAAGAAGAAAATCTAATAGTGTAGTTGTTAACGCACTTAAACCACCATTTAATTTATATATAAAAGCTGTAGATAAACTTGGTAACGAATCTGCAAATCCAGCAATTATAACTTCAAGTGTAGTTACTTTACAATCATTTCAAGATATTTCATCAATACAAGAGGAAACAGCATTTTCTGGTACATTTACAAATACTTTTAAAGGAGAAGATAATAATAATAATCCAGCAGTAACTTTAGATACGATAACTTTATTTGACGCAAGATCTGGAAACTTTGACGATGCAGATACAAGTGGTTTTTTATTTGATACAGGCGGACTAGCTAATAACATAACAGGATCAGGTAATTATGTGTTTGCTAATAGTTTTTCTTTAGATGCTATTTATGATGCAACATTCCAAGTTGAGTTAACGATGGAATCTGATGACCCTTATGATTTATTTGATAGCGGTAGAAACGTAGGTCCTACAGGATTATTTGACAATGCTACAATAATGCAATAATACAAATAGGTGCAGACGACACAGCTTTATCAAATATTTCAACATTCTCGACAGTAGCTCAACAAGGAACATTTAAAGGTAGATTTTTTAAATTTAGAACTGTATTATCTTCTGCAAATAATAATGCTAGACCTTTTGTTACAGGATTAAAAGCTAGACTAGTTTTAGAGAAAAGAACAGAGACAGGAGATGATATATCTTCTGGTACAGGAACAAAAACAGTAACTTTCACAAATGGTTTTTTCCAGATACCAAATATTACTGTAACAGGACAGGATCTTGCTTCTGGTGATTTCTTTGTCATAAGCAATAAATCAAAACTAGGCTTTGACATTGTATTTAAAAATAGTAGTAATAGTATTATTAACAAAGTTTTTGATTTCCAAGCTAGAGGTGTAGGCTTGAAAAATTAATCAAAAAGGAGTATAAAAAATTATGTCACAAGTTTCAGATGTTTCTCTTGCAAACCAAAGTTTCGGATCCTTCCGTTCTGAGCTCAATTCGATCTTAGGTGCACTCAATACTGCCCATATAGGTAGTTCAGCTCCAGGATCAGTAGCAACAGGAACAATTTGGGTGGATAATGGAACATCAGGAAAATTGAAAGTCAAAATAAATGATGGTTCTGATAATGTAGAATTATTTGAAGTTGACATATCTTCAAATGCAATCACAAGTAATATGTCAGTTACAGGAACAATAACAGAAACAGACCCAAATGCTTTACCATTGGCTTTAGCTTTAGGATAGGAGATTAAATGGCAAATACTTTTAAACAAATAAATTTTGCGGCAGAGCCTAATTCTGCTGGAACACCTTACGTAGTTTATACTACAGCTTCATCTACAACTACAGTTATCATTGGTTTAATTTTAACAAACATTCACACAACAGGAGTAACAGCAGAAGTTGAATTAGTTTCTACAACAGCAAATAGAGGTGGTGCGAACAATGTTGCAAATGGAACATCTTTTTTAGTTAAAGATGTAAGTATCCCTTTAGGTTCATCATTAGAACTTTTAACAGGCGGTAAGGTTGTCATGGAAGCTGGAGATGCAATAAGAATTGATTGTTCAGTTGCAGATAAACTTTCTGGCTCATTATCAGTTTTAGAAATTACGTAGGAGAATAAATGAGTTATATCGGTATTCCACCACAAGCTAATTTTTCTTCTGGTCTATTAGATAGATTTACTTCTACTACAGGAACAACAGTAACTCTTACCCACGATATAGCTTCAGAAAACGATATAGTCGTATTCGTAAATTTTGTAAAACAAGACAGCACAACATATTCAGTTGGTGGAACAGGAAATAAAACTTTAACTTTGGGTGGCACTTTAGTTTCATCTGATATAGTTGAGGTTCACTATTTAAACATTGTAGGTCAAACAAATGCACCATCTTCAGGTAGTGTCACAACAGCAACTATTAACGACACAGCAGTTACAGGAGCAAAACTAAACACAGATGTAATTTCTTCTCAAACAGAATTAGCATCAGCACCAGCCTCAACAGATGAACTTCTAAT